GGAGTGCTTGCCAAAGAGCAACCCCAAGCATACTTTGACAGTCTATGTGCAGGTTTCTAAACTGCACACCAAACCCCCAAAGGGGGTTTTTTATTGCTATTATAAAGAAGTGGGAGAGGGTTCAATCATTTTGAACACGGCATAGGTTGGCATCCCTGAGATTCTTAATTAGACTCGGCAAACGGGTTAGCATAGAATCAGACATCTGCTACCTACACTTCTTATATGATTACTCTCCCACACCCCGTTTTTTTTACTTTCGTTTTTCCATGACAAAAAACATTCACATTGAACACCCCGAAGACAGCATCCTCACAGGCGACCTATCTGTTTTGGATGCTTTTTTACTGCCCCTTCTACTTTCACTGAAAATTGATGGATCTCCCTCTATTGTTTGGGGTCGTAACCCTGCATCTGGTTTGCAGTTCGTTGGCACGAAGTCAGTGTTCAATAAGAATAAAATCTTAATATGTGAAACCCCATCCGATATTGAAAAGTTCTATGGTCACAAACCTGCACTGTGCCACATCCTTATGGCGTGTATGGCATACCTGCCAATCACTAAGAACATTTATCAGGGTGACTTTATTGGATTCGGTGGTGCTAAGAATTACAGACCGAACACTCTAACCTATTCGTTCCCCGAAGTTGTAAAGTCTAAAATCATCATGGCACCGCATACAAAGTATTATGCTGCGGAGGATCTTCGTGATGCAATCGCAATGCCTCTTACTGAAAAATTAGAAAGCGGTGAGCATGTAAAATATGTTCAACCGACTGCGTGGGTGCATGATTCAAATGAGGATGACAGAACAGATGCTTTCTATGAACTCTGCACGGAGGTTGAGTATATTCAGAATATGGCATCATGCGTTGACTTCGTAGATGAGAAGACTGCAAAGAAGATTAAGGTCAACCTAAACTATCTCATCCGTGAGGGGTTAGAGGTCGTGCCATCTGATTTTGACGATGATGGAAACTATGGCAGTTCTAATTTGATTGAACTCTGGTGTGCAGTTCGTGAACTCAAGTTGAGAGCGTTGGATCTATGCGAAGATGATGCAGATTTTGAAACACGTGTTAACTACACTGAGAAGATTAAGGGTGAGGGATACGTTATGATCTCACGGTTCGGATATTTTAAATTAGTTAACCGTTCGCAGTTTAGTTATGCGAACTTCAAAAACGTCAAGCACGCAGCAGTCGTTTAGTCATTCGTTCGTGAATCAGCAGTGCCCCCCGTTGATCGGGGGGTGTTATATTATTTCGATGGGGTTCCTTAAGCTATAAACGACCCAGATCGACCTTTAAATATAAGGAAATTCAAATTTTTTTTTCTCATATATAAAACGACCACAGGGTTCATATAATATGAAAAAAAATTTCGATAGTATTTTTTCGACCATAGAGATTGATCCAGTAACAGACAGATATCATATGACAATACCTGAAGAGATAATAAATGAACTTGACTGGTATGAAGATCTTGTGTTAAAATGGAATATAGATAAGGGTGAGATTCTTCTTACTATAGAACAAGAATGAATAACGAAACGTATCACATATACTTACAACAACAATGTTTGTTTAAGGATTTAACTGAGTGGGAGTTTAATATAATATGGAGACGAATATATAAATCTTATTTTACAGAAGATTTAACGTATGAGAAAGTAATACAACAGGAAATGGCGGATGCATCATATTGACAAAGTATAGATAATAGAGTATGATATGAATGTAATTACAACACGTTATGGCTAAAGGATTTACAGTAAAAGCAAACCCACCTTCTGCTGCCAAAAAGGAACCAGAATGGGATTATGATAAAGCAAAAGAAATACTGAAAGGAAAGTCGATAGTATTTTGTCTACCAGGTAGAGGAGTATCTTATACATTCTTAAAAGCATTTGTTCAACTTTGTTTTGACTTAGTGCAATGTGGAGCAAGTATACAAATATCTCAGGATTATTCATCAATGGTCAATTTTGCCCGTTGCAAGTGTCTTGGAGCAAATGTATTAAGAGGACCAGATCAATTACCTTGGGATGGTAAGTTAAATTATGATTGGCAATTATGGATTGACTCGGATATTGTTTTTAATTCTGAGAAGTTTCTCCAGTTAGTTTTAATGGAAAAGGATATTGCAGGTGGTTGGTATTGCACCGAAGATGGTAAGACTACTTCTGTAGCACATTGGTTAGAAGAGGATGATTTTCGTAGCAATGGTGGAGTGATGAATCACGAAACTATCGAAAGTATATCCAAACGCAAAAAACCATTCACAGTAGACTATACAGGTTTCGGATGGTTATTAATTAAGAAAGGAGTCTTTGAGAACAAAGGAATGCCTTATCCTTGGTTCGCACCGAAGATGCAAGTTTTTGAATCAGGAGAAGTGCAAGATATGTGCGGTGAGGACGTTTCTTTCTGTCTTGATGCAAAGGAAGCAGGTTTTGAAATCTGGTGCGACCCTCGAATTCGTGTAGGACATGAAAAAACAAGAGTCATATAATATTCTTATAAAGGATAAGGTAATATTTTCTAATCTTTCAGAGTATGAAATGTTTGAGAGACTAGAAGACCTTTCGATAGAATTCTATCAGACAGGTCTACCTGATCCAAATGATATAAAAACTGAAATTACAACAGACTAATTATGGCAACTAGAACAGGATTAAGTGGTGACACATTCGTAGAGTCACGTCCTAAAAAAACTCGTCAAGGAAATGGCAAACACTCGAAATACTCGGCAACATCCCGTAACTCGGCTCGTAAAAGAAGAAGAGGACAGGGGAAATAATCGATGCCAGCACTAATTTGTAATCTTCCTGCTTATGAAGTATGGGTGCGTAAAGAATATCTAACTGACCATCAGAGTGGTCATGGTGAGTTTGTAAAAGGTGTATGGGTATCTGCAAAGTCAATACCTGGTCGGGCATTCTATTTTGAGACATACTTACCAGAATATGCGGCAATGTATGATAAATTGCCTATTTCTGCGTTTTTAAGTGAACCAGAGATACCTGACCCTGACATGGAACTTCATAATTTACAGTTTTGGAACTGTATGGACTATGGGGTTGTAGCAGTGCAAAAGCAATTTGTTGGATCAATGCACTATGAAGTCGCAACAAGGGACTATGGGACGCAAACTGGCACTTATATTTGCACTTTAGACAACTATCATCAAGATGTAGACACGGTTGACTACTCTACAAGTGAAAATCCATCTGAACATAAGTCTCATAACCTCATTGAACTCGATACAGGGCAGTTTTGCCTCTATCCAAACAATCGAACACGTATTTTTGACAACAGTTTAACCCCAGAAACACCAAAAATACCTGATTTTAAGGTTTCGACTGTATTTTACCAAGTTGAGAACGGACATGACCGTGATGGACTCGGAAATGATGAAAATTATTTTTGGAAAACGTCAAAAGAACGTAAAAATGACTCAGAAATCGCCTAAAAGGGCGATTTTTTTATGGTTTTTTGTCTAAATAAAGAATTAAGACTTTAAGTATAAATAAATCTAGCAAACTGTTTACTAAATTGAATGAAAACTAGGATATCTAGGTCATTTAAGGATATTAGCTTATCATTTACACCTCATCCAGTCACAAAAGACCTTACAGTTATTAAAGATGCGAACGCAATTAAGAGATCTGTAAGAAATTTAGTGCAAACTATACCCAGAGAGAGGTTTTTTAACCCAAATTTGGGAACTGACATAAGAGGTAGTCTTTTTGACTTTGTTGATTTTGGTACTGCATCAGTTATCCAACAACAAATTCAAACCACGATTGAAAATTACGAACCAAGAGTCGATAATTTGGAAATTGAAGTCTTTCCTAGACCAGATCAGAACGAATTTGAAGTAAATATATATTTTGATATTGTAGGACAACAGTTTCCCTCTCAAGCATTTCAATTCATATTAGAAGCCACAAGATAATATGCCATTTACTAAATTTTCAAACTTAGATTTTGATCAAATCAAAACATCCATTAAGGATTATTTACGTTCAGACTTAACAGACTCAGATTTTACTGATTTTGACTTTGAAGGATCTAATTTTTCAGTTTTAATTGATACTTTAGCATATAATACTTACATAACTGCTGTTAACTCCAATTTAGTTGTAAATGAATCGTTTTTAGACTCTGCAACGGTAAGAGAAAACGTAGTTTCATTGGCAAGAAACATTGGATATGTTCCTAGATCTAGAACTGCAGCAAAGGCAACTATATCCTTTAATATTTCTAATTCAGAAGCATTTACTCAAGATAACGCACCATCTACAGTAACTCTTAAAGCAGGTTTGGTATGTATTGGCACTGGCAGTAATACCACATATACATTTTGTACACCAGAAGATATAACAACCACTGTAACGTTAGGTCCATCTACAACTTCTACCGATCCAACCACTGGAGTAGAAACAACGTCTTTTAATGGTTATATTGCAGCATTTAATGATATTGAAGTTTTACAAGGAACATTTTTACAAAAATCATTTGTTGTTGATGGATCTTTGGATCAAAGATTTATATTAGACAACCCATTTATCGATACTTCAACGATTGTTGTATATGTAAAAGATAATGCAGAAGATGTTGATAGGGGAATTTTATATACTAAGATAGACAATATTTTAAATATAAAACCATCATCTACAACATTCTTATTACAAGAAGTTCAAGATGAAAGATATGAACTTCTTTTTGGTGATGGTATTTTTGGTAAAAAATTAGAAAATGGCAAAACAATTAATATTAGTTACATTGTTACTGACGGAAAAGATGGCAATGGTCCATCATCATTTTCTTTTGCAGGAACTATAGAAAGTTCTTCTGGAGTGAATGCTAATTTAGCATCTAGTCCAACTATAAATGTAATCTCTGGTGCCTCTAATGGCGGTAATATAGAGTCTGTAGACTCTATTAAGTATTTTGCCCCTAGACTCTATTCTTCGCAGTATAGGGCGGTTACAGCAAGGGATTATGAGGCAATAATACAACAAGTTTACCCAAATACTGAGAGTGTA